GGTCAGATGTGTACAGATAAACGCCATATTTTCTGGGACTACTCTCCAAGAGGGACTTGACCAAGATAAAAGCAGGGGCATTTTTTCGTTCTTCATGATAAGCAATTTGATGAGGAGACATATTAACTTTATTACTTTTGCTTACTTTAAGTTCAACAGTAAAGTAGATGCCCTCCTCAGTAGTGCCTAAAACGTCAGGTATGCCGTGATTAACCCTAGATTCCAGCCTTATCCAACTGAATGCAGTCAGGTTTTTTCTTACTTGTTGCCAAAATAATTTTTCAGGTTGAGCCACAGTAAAAACATTATAAACAAAGTAAAAGATTTTGCTGGAATATATAAGAGGAATCTGATAGGATAACTACAAGGTTAAACCCTTTTTATTAACAAACGGAGAACGAAATGCAAATGAAAAAAGTAACAAACATCAAACCTTACATATCCGAACGCTTACGCAAAGAAATACGCGAACGAGACGAAAAATATTGTGAACATTGTGGGCAGACGAAAGATGACTGCCCAGGTTATAAATGCTGGATATAGGAGGAAGCATGGCAAGAAAGAAAAAACAAGCAAGCAAGCGAGAAAAAGTATTCGACTTTGTAAGCAACTGTATAGATTTTGTACAAGAGAAATGGAGAACAGTTATTAAGACCACAATAGTCTTAGCTGGTTTTTCTATATTTATTTATGTGGTGTTCTTTTGGATTGATACAGTCCAAGAGATACGTTTTGAAATCATTTATATATAGGAGTCCGACAATGAGTAAAGTTTATGTAGTAGTAAAAATGTGGAATGGATTAGTAGATGATGTTTCTGTTCACAGAGAAGAACCAAAAGACTTAGAACCAATAGATGAAGATGGAGACAACGGAAACTTTATTTACCATACAGAAATAGATGAAAGAGATGAGTAAATTTATAATCAAAGGCAGTTACACCTACAAAGTACAGAAAACGGTTGAAGCAGATAGCAAAGAAGAAGCATTAGAACTTGCTCTAAATCATTCTGAACCTATGTGTGAGTGGGATCAACAAGATCAAGATACTTATTCAGAAGAATATCAATCAATAGAGGAGCCCGACAATGGATAAATTTTATGGCGCTTCTTTAGAACCTTATGCAGATGAATATGAGTATGAAGATTTTATTTACGACCTTGAATACTTTAATAAATATATTGGCAAAGAAGTTTATGTTAAAGGATATAACTTAAATTGGAGAGGTGTTAATGGAGAAAAAGTATTTCTATTTAACAATATAAAACAGATATACAGAGAGTTAGTTAATACTAATACAGATTTTAGTTTTGATATAAGTAAGACTAGAGGAAGAAATACCTATAAAGCAACATCATCTAACCATGATTGTAATAGTAGATTTACCTTAAGTTTTAGAAAGGAGAACGACAATGAAACTTAAAGTATTTGAAACAATAGAAACTATATGGGAATTACCTGATAATTATTTTGATGATAAGGATTATGAGCAAGAGGATTGTTCTGATGATGAACTTGCTAGTCATTTTAAAGAAGGCAAACTTCTATATGAAAACAGGCAATATCCTGACGGCTACGATAACGAAATTATATCTTGGGATACCCGTGTTGGAGTTTGGAATGGGTGGGATGTTAAATATGTAGAGGTAGAGGAGTTAGACAATGGCGAATAAAAGATATACAGAAGTTGCAGTCAATATAACTGTAGATTTTACAGGTTGGGCAACAGATTGTTCTATAGAAGAAGCAAAGGAATTAGCTACAAAAAGTCTTACAAATAATATAGAAGAACATTTAGATGTAAGGATAGATTTTGAAAGTTTAGGTGATGAAATAAAGGAGAACGACAATGAGCGATAAGATCAATCCACCTTATTACCGCAAAGGAATAGAAACGACTGATTATATTGTTTCACATTCTATGAACTACCTAGAAGGTAATATCATCAAGTACGTTACCCGATACAAGGACAAAGGCGGCCTTGAAGATTTACTTAAAGCAGAGTGGTATTTAAATAAATTAATTAAGGAGACAAGAAACAAATGAGTGAACCAACAAAGAAAGAACTGCAAGGAATACTTGATGCTCACAATGAATGGTATGGCACAACCATAAATGAATTCACCATAGACCATTTAACGAACGTAGCAATAATTAGAGACTATGTGTCTGATTGTCCAGGTTGGACTGGTCATATAGCTTTAGTAGTTTGGGGAGATGCTTGTTACAAAGATATTTTTTATTACGACTATGAAAGTGATAAATGGACACTAGCCGAGTCAATGAACGAAGGCGATTACAAAGTTAACAAGGAAGTTTATTAAGGAGTACGACAATGAAAAGTTACATGATTAGGGCAGAGAGAAGAGTGATTGGTTACTACCATATCAAAACCAAGTCTCTTGAAGAGGCTAAAAGGCAAGCAAGCTACCAAATGGATGTGAACCCACAAAACTGTATAGAAGAAGAGAAGTATGAAGAAGTGGTTGTGAAGAGAGAACCAATGGTAGTAGAGCCTTACAACGAATTTATAAAGGAGAAAAGCTAATGGATAAAACAATGTATGCAACAGTCAAATTAATTGTAAAAAATTTAGCAGATGCCGAAGATATATCACAAGCTGATTATAACTTTGAGCATGAAGATATTATTCATACAGAATGGATAAGCACAGAGGAGAAAAAATGAGTAAAGTTAAAAAAAGCAACGCAGGTTTAAATGCCATGTTAGAAGTTTCTGACCCCGTATCTCAAATAAAACTAATGGAAGAAATACAAGATTTGGTAGAGGATTTAGGTTGGGAGTATCAAAGAATGTCCTCAAGTGGGAGAGCAACTTACAGAGAATTGTGTCTGACACTTGGCTGGGAATTTGAATGGGAGGACGGAGAGTGAAAGACAAAATAATGTTGCTTTTAGTTTTGATTGCTATTTTGTTCTTATTATTTTCAATAGTAATAATGATGCTTCATCAAATACTACTAGCCGATCAACAAATATTAGATTTTATAAACAATCAGAGAAACTTATGAACCTACAAGAAATTACAGGGGTAGGAACGCAGTACGTAAATTGTTGTGAACAATGGGTAAGGTACAATGTTGTTTTAAATTCGCAGGGACTACCTTTAGTTTATTTACACACAGAACAACACGCGATTCTTAACGATAAAAAATTGCATAAATTAGTAGTTAGTGAAATCATTAACAAACTTACAGAGGATTTAGGATGACGAAAGAGTACATTTTAGACAAACTAAGCGGGGAGTATGTACTGGTTTGCTCAGACTCTACACGTCCAACGATACGATTAGGCACGGACGACTTAGAGACTGCAAAACAACGAGCAAAGCCATACATGAGCTTTAATGACTGAACTATATAAAGGCAAGTTTGATTACCACCCTACCTTTCAATTTAATTCCGATAATCACGGTATAATAGATTGGACTCTTCACATGGAACCACCTGAAAGTATTTATTGGAAAACAGGTAAAATAAAGAAAAGCCACATAAGGATCCTTAGCCAGGTAACTCCTGAACAAAGAAAAGAACTGACAAGCGAGCTTTATTTAGATATAAACCCACCCAAGGAGAGTCCAAAGAGGATTAAACAACTATGAAAAGAAAGATAGCATACTTAGATAAACCGCAAGCTAAAGCTGTGGTGCAGATATTTAGAAGAGGGCAACTAGGAGACCTAGCTGTGTTTTTAAAAGTGGATAGCAAGCACAAAAACGGACAATACAAACTGTGCTTAGATTGTCCTACAGACACCCACCCACGACTGGTAAACAAGCTCCAGGACGTAGCGGACACGTTAGTAGAAACACACAAGCAAGCAATCGAATCTATGTTGTGGGAAGAGTACGATGATAAAGATACGGAACCCGAAGAAGATGGTCTTAGGGATTTCATAGACTTACTGGGGAGCTACGACTAATGAATTTAAGAAACGCATACAAAGAATGGCAAGAAGATTGTCCCGACAGTTATATGATTAACGGAAGAAAAAGACCTGTGAAGTGGATCAGGAAGTTAAAAGCCTACAAGCAAAGAAACAAACAAGCTAAATGTTTATTCTGTAACAAACTTGTCGGTAAACAAGATTTAAGGACAATAAAAGATGGAGGTAGTGGATATTGTTGTTCTAATTGTTATCAACTGTCTTAGAACTAATCAACAATAACGGCATCTTCTGCCTCAAGCAAAGGCTTATAGTCTCCGAGTAGTTTCTCTATTCGTTCTTTTATCTCTACTTCACTCAAAGAATCTAACGTACCTGTTCTAACTTCTTTACGTTCTACATATAGACCTGCCGCTCTACCTCGTTGCACCTCAGCAGATACGGCTGCAGTAAGATTGCCTTTGTCTATGGCCTGATCTCTGATCTTAGCTAACTCTCTGACGTGGCGACTAAAAGTGACCTCGTATTTCTTATCCAGCTCAGCCTGGAGACCTTGTATATATCGAACAACAAGCGGGTACTTCTGAGGATTTAAAAGTTCCGAAGCTCTAACGGCAGCTCCAGACTCTCCATAGCCAGCAGCTAGTGCACACTCTGTTTGTGTTTTAGATCCATCGTTGTACACATACTCCTTAGCAAAAAGCATTTGCTTAGGCGTTAAGTGTTTGTCGTTCTTACCTGATATGTTTCCTGATGTTCCTTTTGGCATTCGCAAAGTATATACCAAGGTAATTAAAAGTAACAATACCTATAATATATGGGACAGATAATACATAACTTCTGTCAGGTTAGCTCTAAACCCGCATTCTTTCAACATTCTTGGCACTTTCTAACCTGAGCTAACTTCTGTCAGGTTAGACGGAAACCCTTATAAAGGTTATATTTTCATCACTTCTAACCCAGAAAATAAAAATTCTGTATTTTTGACGTACTTGTAAAATCTTTTTGAAATATTTCAGGTTAGGTTAGGTTTTGTTATATAGGAATAAAAACATTGTTAATAAAATCAATAGCTTACAATCTAACCTTACCAAAGTTAGAAGATTTTTATTAGTAACAAAATCAATAACTTGCATCTAACTTCTAAAGTGAGGTTCAGGTTAGAAAGTCCGTAGTCCTTGGTCGACCGTCCGTAATTCTATATAATTAATCCCATGAATAAAGACAGAATAAAACAAATAGAGAAAGAACAGTTAGTCACAATAGACTACGTAATATTCGAACCTATGCCAAAGAAAAGACCTTTTCCAAGAGACAAGTACATTTATGAATATACTAATGCAGAGTTTGAAAAAGATTTCATACAACTAGATAAGATAATTGTAAGAGCGTCTTTGTTTATGATATTTTTAAGCTTGGCAGGAATGTTTTACGCTTTATCTTATTAAAAAGTAAGTCCTTGGTCCCTCGTCCACAAAAAAGGCTTGGTTATACAGGATCCTTACCCGACAGGCTACCGCCTAAATGCTTTTTCTGCGCATTCTTAAAAATCTTATCCCAGTTCTCGTTGAATTCTTTAACCGATACAGAAGCTGGTCTTTGTTTAGATCCTTTACCCATCGCCACCTGGTCCTGGTTGCATAATTCTTCGCTGAGCAGCGTTTTGTGCCATACCTAACAACGTAGCGACACCGTACACAGCGTTCATTCCGCCTTTGTCGTAGGCTGATCTAAACAATGACGGTCCTGCCTTTTGGAAAGCAGCAGAGGTTGCAAGACTACCTAATCCTTGTCCTGGTGTAATCCTGCCTTGACTGACATTTCGTAATGTTCTTATGCCAGCACGACCCATAGGAGAAACGCCTAAATTACTCCCTACCTTTTGCATAGCTAAATTGCCTAATACGCCTTTAACAAAGTCCTGTGGGTTTTCTGAGTTTTGCAGACCTTTTATAAAGTCACGGACAAACATTACATTACGCGTGGCTGGATGTACTCTAGCCAGACGCTTTAAAAAATTTTTGATACTTTCACCAGCCTTCTGTCCAAAGGTTTTTTCTGGTTGGAACTGAGGCATAACGGGCGTAGGTATGCTGGGTGTGAAGTCTCCTATTCCAAACGGTGAAGCATAAGCTCCTATGCCACCAGTAAAAGGGCCCGTTAGGATGCTCATACCGCCAGGACCAAATCTACTAGACATACCTGGTCGTATTCCAGATACGTCTATTCTATCTACCATTCCGCCGCCATCGCCTATCATAATAGGCTAATAATAAAGAAATGTAGGGGTTAGTGCAAAGTAAATTTTTTGCCGAAGTTCTGTAGTTGAGAAGGTTCGTACCACAACTCTACAAACTCTCGGTACTGTTCTTGCGTCATTTGTCCGTCTTGCTCCAAGATAACAGTCTTGAGCAGATCAAAAATTTCAGGGCTGAACACACCGTAATCCCTTAACGCATCTAACATCTGCACATAATCTTGTGGAGTCATGTTGTCAAAGAAGTCTTTTATCTGCGGTGGCAAATCGTCGTAAACACTATTCTTTAGTGCTTCTAGTATTGAATGTTTTTCTTTTTTCATAATAAATAGGTGGGGGATCACTGGGCTGGAAGCTTTACTCATTATCTCAAAAGTAAAACGGTTTGGCTCGAACAGCTCCCCCTGCAGATGTTATCTTTATGGAGCACACCGTCTGCTGGCACTCTCTGGATTTCAAGGTATTCTAATAACCTTACGCTGCCCCCCATCCAGCTGGGCTAAAAATCTCGCAGCGCAGATGTATTTTACTTTATGTTATGGGATATGTATAGGGATTTATACTGGTTCGAACAAACCTTTCTCAATTAGAGTGTCCCTGTTGCGCAAATGCTCGGCTTCTACGTCATCTTTTGACTGGCCGTGATAGGCGACCGCCAGGTGGCATTTAACCATAAGCTGATTGATGTTTACGTCATCGACAACTACATCACCCAAAACCCTGCCGTATTTGCCTTTGGAGTCCTTGAGCTTTGTTTGTATGACTACTTTCTCCCCGTCCTCAATCGCTTCCTTCAAGAAAGCCCCAGCCATCTTTCCTCTAGCCTTCTCATCTTTGTTACGAGTACGTGATTCGGGAGTATCAATACCATATAAACGAACCCGACACTTATGAAAAATGTCAAAGCCGAGATCCAAAGTAACATCGATAGTATCTCCATCGACCACTCTTTCAACTGTGCAAGCGTATTCATACATTAAATATAACTCCTTCCATAATCACCGTAGTTCATAACTAAACCACCTTCTTTGTATCCTTTGAAGCCTTCAAATACCTTTGCTTCTATTTGACTGCGTAGTGAGCGTAAGTCTAATTGATAATATGGACCCCTATTAAGGTCTTGGCTACCAGGAATAACTGTAAATAATTCTTTTGCGCTTGGTCCGCCTTTTGAAGCTATTTGCTTAGCAATTTTTTCGGCTTCTTTTTTAACTCTGTTGTACGTTCCTTTTACTCCTGCCTCATCAGGGGTAAAACCTTTTTCGGGAATTATAATGTGGTTAAGACCCGTATCGATAGCATGAGCGATTGCTGTTCTTAAATCCATTTGAGGGTAGTTCTTTTTAAAAGGATAGTCAGGGAAAGCCTGTGTGTTGTACTGTGTTCTTTGGAAGTTTTCATACCTTTCTATTTCTTGTTCGCTAG